TACAAGCAGCCCAATCCCATGGACCCGTGGGATCCATTCAGACGTTGGTGCGCTGTGGCCCCTGCAGCGTGTGGCTGTGCTGCTGTGCTGTGATCGTGTGCGCAGCTGTCAAGTGGATCACCATCTAGCATGCAGCATGCTAGAGAGGGGCTGAGAGCGCGAGAATCCTGAGAAACCCAGGGCCCTCTAGGGTCTTTTCCCATTTGGTTGACACTTTGGGTCTAAGCTGCTATAATACGTTTTTAACAAGGAAACACATGTCAAGACATCATTTAGTAGTATTTGCAAACTATTGCAGAGACACAGGCTTTACGCTTGTAGAGGCCCTCAAGTACGTGGGAGACAATTTAGAGACAGACGCAGTTAGCGATGACGTTGCGTATGCGTATGAGAGCACCTACGAGGAGCTTATGCAGTTTGTAGAGACCCAGCGCTGATCAGGGTCATTGTGCAGCACACTTGACATTTTGGCGAGTGTGTGCTATAATACATTTTTAAACACGCAATAGGAGCGAAAACTATGCAAACAATGTACGTGCTGCAAGCGCAGGGGCTGGGGGACAACGAATACGAGTTTTACAACGTAGGGGTATACGATAGCACTGCCAATTTGGAACGTGCTAAACAAAAGTTTACACAGGAGTGGGCTGAGGGCGGGCTTGAGGACGTAGTACTTAACGTTGAGGAATACCTAGTTAACGCATAACCCTGCAGCCCCTAGGGGCTTTTGCGCAGCAGTTGACACTTTGGTGAACCTGTGCTATAATACACACTTAGCAACAAAGGAGCGCGAGATGGCATTTAACTACAGCAAGTACTACGCAACACTGTTCCGCAAGAGGGGCTACACACTAATTAACGGTGTGTGGTACTACGACGCGGCGGGCCAGTACCCAGTTTACAACACAGCAAGTTAAGGACGCATCATGTACAAAGTTAACGCAACACTAAACACAAACGGCAAGGGCTACTGGAGCAGCACTGCTAAGGCAGTAGAGGTCACAGGTCTGCAACTTGCATACACAAACGATGAGCTGAGCTTTGGCGAGCTGCGTGTGCGCTTTACAGCAGCAACGTGGGACACAGCTAAACACGGTCTTATATACACAGACAAGCTGTTTATGACAGAGCTTAAAGCACTGCTTACAACTATGGGCTTTGATAGCAGCGATGTCAGCTACAGCGAGCAGGGCATGCAGGGAGACACCTACGTGAGCTGCGATGTGGGGGAACTGTTTATTAATACGTACATGCAGAACGCATGACCCTAAGGCCCGTAAGGGCTTTAGGATTCGGTTGACAGATTGGAATTTTGGTGCTATAATATACACATGAACTTAGAAAAGCCCACCCGTAAAAAGCGAGTCGACCGTACGCACATCATCTATGAGTTGCGTGTCAACGGTGCTAGCTACATAGGAGTCACTGCCAAAACAGAGACAACTATTAACAAGTCAGTGCTGGCTCGTGCGGCCAAGCACTTCTATCGTGCCAAGAAAGAGAACAAGGACTGGCTGCTTTGCCGGGCCCTGCGCTCTTTGAACGACAAGAGCGAGATAGAAGTACTAGTTCATGAGACCCTGCGTGGCAAAGCGGCTGCACACAAGCGGGAAGTAGAACTACGGCGTACACTGCGCCCAGAGCTGAACACAGACTGCAGGGGCGATTAAACAGGGGTTGACAGCCCTGCGGTTTGGTGCTATAATATACACTTACACACACAGAAGGAGCGAAAAATGGAACAAGCACAGCGTGAGTATTTTGTTAACCGTTTAAACGAGATTGCCCGAGAGAAAGTACAAGCCAAAGCAGAGGCACTGTTTGGCCCTACTGGCCGTCCTGAACAGCCTACATGGGGCATGGTGTTTGAAGGCATTGCCAGCGGCGAGATTACACTGAAAGAAGAAAAGCGGGACTACACTGGCCCCTACTTGAACCCTTCTGATGTTGTGTGGCCTGCTATGGAAGCAAAGGTCGCAGAGCTGGAAGCCTACCGTGCCACAGTTGCACGTGAGAAGCAGACGGCAATGGATCGTTGTATGCTGGACACAGACGCACAACAAGCCCTTACAGAGTTCCAGGGTATTTAAAGTATTGGTTGACACGGGCTCCGGCCCGTGTTATAATACACACTTACACAAACAAATAAGGAGCGAAACTTATGGGTACACGATCAAGAGTAGCAGTCATGCATGGCGATGTCTGCAAGAGCGTCTATTGCCACTATGATGGCTATTTGGACTACACAGGTCGCATCCTGTTGGCCCACTACGATTCCACAGCAGCTAATCAGCTGATCGCACGTGGGGACAACAGTGGCGTCAAAGAGACACTGGAAGAAATGAACTTCTACGAAGATCGTGAAGCCCAGGGTGAGGATGTTAATGAGTTCCTGCAGAGCACTCCGTGGTCAGTTGCACACTCATTCGAAGAGTTCCTCGAGCAGGTCCAGGGCTGCTGTGGCGAGTACTACTACGTGATGCGAGACGGTGTATGGTATGCGGGTGCAGTCTACGACACAGACGGTCTGGTAAAGAACGGACTTGTGGCCCTTAAAGATGCACTAGAAGCCCTTCCAGTTGAAGGGTAATTAATTAGGGGTTGACAAACTCCCTAATTGAGCATATAATAGACACTATGTTAACAACACACACAGGAGCGAAAACTATGCGTATTACACTAGCACAAGGTCAGTACGGTGCCAAAAGCAATCAGATCTACCCAGGCATTGAACTGGATATGGTAGGGGACTTTGTCACCGAAGCCAGCAATGGTTGGGAAGGCTACATCAAGGCCCGTTCAGGCTACAACATCAAGGGTGGCGGCGAGACCTGTAAGGTACGATGCAACCAAAGTGATGTTCAAGCAATTGCAGGAGCTCCAGCAGGGGTTACAATGTTGCAGGCCCTTGCCAAGCCCACCAAGGCTGGCAAGAACGATGCTACTGTTACAGACTTCACACAGGTCAAAGTGCCAGACTCTGCTGTCGCAGACGAAACTGATGAGCAGATCATCGAGCGTACACGACTGCGCTTTGAGATCCTCAAGGATATGACCAAAGCAGTGAAAACTGGTGACGTTCGTGCTATGATTGTCACAGGCCCTCCAGGTGTAGGCAAGAGCTTTGGTGTTGAAGAAGTACTTGCCAAAGATGACCTGTTTGATATGATGGGCCAGCGCAAGCCCAAGTATGAGATTGTCAAAGGTGCTATGTCAGCAATTGGACTCTACTCCAAACTGTACAAGTTCAGCGATCCCAAGAACATTGTTGTGTTCGATGACTGTGACTCAATCCTTTTGGACGACGTTGCACTCAACATTCTCAAGGCCGCTTTGGACACTTCAAAGAAGCGTACTATTTCGTGGAACACTGACAGCCGTGTGCTACGCTCAGAAGGAGTGCCTGACAAGTTTGATTTCAAGGGTGGTGCTATCTTTATCACCAACTTGAAGTTTGAGAATGTGCGTAGCAAGAAGCTTCAAGAGCACTTGGCGGCACTAGAGTCACGCTGTCACTTCATTGACCTGCGTATGGACACAGACCGTGAGAAGGTTCTGCGTATCAAGCAGATCGTCAAAGATGGTATGTTGGATTCATACGAGCTTGAGGAAACGGCTAAAGATGAGATCGTTAATTTCATCCTTGAGAACCGTAGCCATATGCGAGAGCTGAGCCTGCGTACTGTTTTGAAGTGTGCAGACTTGAAGAAGAGCTTCCCTGCTAACTGGCAGAATATGGCTCGTGTAACTGTTATGAAGGGTATGGCATGATAGATACAGGATTGGGCTCAGCCAAAGAGTGCCAGTACATCGGGTCAGAGCAGATCAAGTGGCCTTTCAAGATGTGCGGGCAGAAGAGCATAGCAGGCAAGAGCTACTGTGCAGAGCACTACCATCAGATGTACAAGAAGGGATCCAGCAACACGGGTGCCAAGAAGATGGAGAAGTTGATTGATAGAGAACTAGCTGATTTGAAACGGCTACAAGAAATCGAGGAGATTGATAATGTTTGATACTATGTTAAAATTGGTCCTGGCCATAGCCGTGGTTGTGGTGTTGATCGCCATTGGCCCCTGGCTGGTGATCTGGAGTCTGAACACACTGTTCCCTGTACTGGCCATTGAGTTCACGTTTTGGACTTGGGGTGCTGTGGTGATCATGGGCACGTTCTTTCGAGCAAATGTTTCCGTTAAACGGAAGGATTGAGGTTGCATTGCTGAGCAGCAGGTGTTATTATAATAAGACGCTGTTAAAGAACAGCCTACAACAAAGGAAACTTAAAAATGAAGAGATTCAATCCAGAAACCAAGACTTTCAAAGTCTTCACAGCACTCTACAACGGTGCAGCCTTGACAGCATCCAAAGCCAAGCATGACTTGGGCGTTGGCAACTTGAGCGCAGAAGTTAGCCGCATCAAGCAGAACGGTTATGCTGTTTACAGCAACACCCGCAAGGCAGGCAACGGTGTCACAGTCACAGAATACGTGATGGGTCAACCAAGCCGCGAAATCGTTGCTCTAGGCTACAAAGCCAAAGCAATGGGCATCACTCTGTAATAGAGTTTCCACAAAGACAAGCCGATTCGCTCCCGGGGCGTCTTTTGGGGCTGTTGTAGAAATACAACAGCCTTTTTCTTTTGGTTGACACTTCGGTATAACGACAGTATACTAGCTCTAACTTAACAGGGAGAGCATGATGACAACTTTAGAATTTAGACCCAAGTGTATCAATCATGGTTGCACCAAGCCTGTAACCTATAGTCACAAAGATGAGCAAGGCAACAAACGCTGGAGAATTCATTGCGGGCATTGCCAAGGAGCCAGCTATGGACGGCATGCTCATGCTCCTGGGGTAACGCCATTCAAGACTGGCCGCTGCTCTAACAGTGATAGTCATTTAGGGTTTGCCTGTGCTATTAACTACAAGAAAGCTCCTTGGGCAATAGGCATGACAGAGATAGATCACAAGAATGGTAACTGCAATGACAACCGTGTTAAGAACTTAGATGAGCTGTGCCCAATGTGCCATAAACGCAAAGGTCGCCTAGCAGGAGATCACAATGGGTGGAAGAACTATCGTGTGGCGTAATTGCCACACCGGCCGGCACTCCAAACCGGTTGACAGATTGGATACATAGTGTTATAATACACACATGAACAAGCAAGGAGCGACAATGATATTCACTGCTGATCAGGTCTGGGGTTGTGCTGCTGCTGCGCAGCGTATCAACGAGGGGTACTTCAAAGAAGATCAATGGGACACAGCTGAGGCTGGTGTCAAGATCAAGACTGCCAACAAGAGCTTGGTCAAGAACTGGCTTGCTCGGGGTGACTACTCTCTGGTCACTGCTGCAGACATTGCTGCGGGGCAGACTGCTCGTAATCATTTCAAATCATACACATTCCTGGCCATCGCAGGTCGACTCAATGAGTTCCAAGAGACTGCAATGAAGCTGGCCGCCAAAGAAGAGTTCACAGGGCGTGATATCTACGACTTTGCTGTGATCTCATGCTTGCCTTCAGTGGCTGTGCGTGATGCTGCTAACAGTGAGCTCAAACGTGAAATCTACACCTCGGAACAGCTGCAGGGTGCTGTCGGGGATAACATCGTGGGTGACATCACTGTGATCAGCGCCCGCTTCAACCCTGACTACAACAAGCACAAGATCACGGCCCGTATGGGTGAGAGCTTCGTGGATTTCTGGTTCGGCAAGGAGCTAGAAGGGGAGCTGAGGATCAAGGGCAAGATCAAAACACAGCGTGGCAATAAAACAACACAGCTGAACTATGTGAAGATAAGTGGTTGACAGCAAAGCGATTTGGTGTTATACTTATGATACTGAGAAAGTAATTGTTTAACCGGTAACTTAAAGAGGTCTTAAAATGGCAAAAAGCACAGATATTTCCGTCCGTCAAGTAGGTCCTAAGGGTGCTATGAAGGCGATCCGTAAGGCGATCCAAACTCGTCGTCCTACATTCCTTTGGGGCCCTCCAGGCATTGGCAAATCCGATGTTGTCAAGCAGATTGGCGAGACAGCAGGCCGTGAAGTCGTTGACGTTCGACTAGCCCTGTGGGAACCCACAGACATCAAGGGCATCCCCTATTACAACGCAGACCAGGGCAAGATGGTTTGGGCACCTCCTGCAGAACTGCCTACAGACCCAGCGTCTACTGCGATCATCTTCTTGGATGAGTTGAACTCTGCACCCCCTGCTGTACAGGCCGCGGCATATCAGTTGATCCTGAACCGTCGTGTTGGTACATACGAATTGCCCAAGGGTGTTGACGTGGTTGCCGCAGGTAACCGTGAAGGCGATCGTGGCGTGACATATCGTATGCCTGCTCCGTTGGCTAACCGCTTCGTCCACTTGGAGATGAAGGTAGACTTTGATGACTTCCAAGACTGGGCTACCTTGAACAAGGTGCATCCAGAGGTCGTAGGTTATGTAGGCTTTGCCAAGCAAGACCTCTATGACTTTGATCCTAAGAGCCCTTCAAAGGCATTTGCTACTCCACGCTCTTGGGTGTTCGTCAGCGATCTCCTGCAAGACGACGACTGCGACAACGACACACTGGCAACATTGATTGCGGGTGCCGTAGGTGATGGCTTGGCTACTAAGTTTATGGCTCACCGCAAGATCGCAGGACGCTTGCCCAAGGCAGAGGACATCCTCAGCGGTAAGGTCAAGGACTTGCAGATCAAAGAAGTGTCAGCGATGTATTCTTTGACTGTTAGCCTGTGCTATGAGTTGAAGGATCAGGCAGAGAAGAAGGCCAAGGGTTGGGATGCTATGGCAGACTGCTTCTTCCGTTATATGATGGACAATTTCCCAACTGAGCTGGTTGTGATGGGTGCTAAGACTGCACTTACCAACTATGACTTGCCCTTGGACGCTACGAAGATGAAGAGCTTCGATGAGTTCCACAAGCGTTTTGGCAAGTATGTTTTGAGTGCCATGGAGAATTAAGACCTCGCCATAGCAGGGGCGGAGAGCTTCTCAGAGCTTGTCCGCCCACCTTTTTTGGTTGACAGATGTGTAAAACGATGCTATAATATACACATACTAAGGAGAGCGACATATGGACCCAATCGTAGAGAAACTTACAACTGCCCGAGTAGGCCTGCTACTCAAAGCGCCTTTCTTTGGCAATATGGCCACTCGTATGCGCCTTATTGAAAGCGATGACTGGTGCCCCACAGCCGCAACTAACGGTCGTGACTTTATGTATAACACAGAGTTCGTTAAGAAGCTCTCCGTTAAGAAACTAGAGTTCCTGTTCGCACACGAAATCTGTCATGCCATATTCGATCACTTTGGTCGTTGCGGTAGCAGAGATCGTACATTGGCGAACATCGCACAAGACTACGCTGTCAACCAGATCCTTGTAGACGAACGCATTGGTGAGAAGATCACTGAAGTGAAGATCTGCTACGATCCAAAGTATCGCGGCATGGCCTGGGAAGAGATCTATGATGAGCTTTGGGAGAAGG